GTAACGACCGCAGCACTAGGCAATTCAGCCTTAACGATTGATGGAGTAGATGGTGCTCTACAAGATGTCGTTAATATCACCAATATCAGCGGACAACCATACACAATCATTCCACTCCCAACTGGGCTTGGCGATTTAGTACAATACGTATATTCAGCAAACCCAGTGCCAAATAACACAACTTCATATTGGATAGAAGACATTAATCAATTCCAAATATTCGGTGGAGTAAAATATTTTGAAAAAGTATTTGAAAATTTATCATTCGCTAAATTTTTAAACTTAACTGAAAAGAGTCAAGGCGTTAGTAGTTGGGAGTCGTATACTGATGGAATATTAACTCCATACAAAACAATGGCGATTGAAATTGTACAAGCTGACCAAATTAATAAATCGACAATTGTAAAACTTGACCAAGTTGAAGTTAACTCAGGTCAAATTAATGGAGTGGCTGGATTCGCTTATTCAGAAGTCCCATCTCAAGAGTATTCTGTCAACCGATATTCTTCCGAATATGAAGTATTGACAAAACCTGTAGCTGGATTCAAATATGAATTTTCAATAAATGATAATATTTTACATGGAGCAAATGTTTGCCTAAATCCATACGTCGATAATTTCTTTATTATAAAGGACTATGAATTTGTGAAATACTCAAAATCTTCAATTCTTGATCTTGAAAACAGTCAAAAATACTCATCCGTTTATCCATATATCGGAGAGACTCCGATTAGTCGAACTGACTTTAATATGTTATCTTCGAGTTGGGATTACGGATATCATTTCGAATACTCTAATAAAACAGATTACGTAAAGGTTCCAGGAACACGTCGAGTTACTGAAGATTATTCATTTATTTCCAAGTTATTAAATGTTCCTATGCAATTCATAATGGAAGACTTTACTTCAATTGAATTAAACAATACTGACTTTTTAGCATCGTCCGCTACTCAAGCAAATATTGTGTATTCTCAATTTGCAACTGAGATTAAATTCAAATTAAATATACCAGATTTAATAACTAAGCACTTATCAAATAACGGACTTCGTGACCAATTTTTAAAGTTCTTTAAATATTCAAACGGTTCTCAAATTACAACAGACCCAGTATTCCTAGATCAGCTTACATTTGAAGAATACTTATCTCAATATTGCTCAACTAACTTAACAAAATTATATCAAGTAGAAGCATTTGAATTTTATGAATTAGATGATAGAACGATCAATAATAACTTAGTTTCATTCGAATCGGTTGAGTATGATTTACTCGGAGACTTAGGTTACGACTTAATTCGATCAGTCCGAATAAATAATACCAAATCTAATGTAATTGAAGGATCGATTTTGATAAAACCGAATACTGGAGTTAAATTAGTTCCAAAAATAAAAATTAAGTTCATTTAATGGCAGTCATTATAAATCTAAGGGAAGTATCCGCACTTGATAGTCAATCTGACTTATCTAGTAAATTAAATTTCAACTTTAACCAGCTAATCGCATTAGGGATTGGCCAAACTGGTCCTACTGGACCTGCTGGTTTAACTGGAGCAGCCGGTCCAATTGGGCCAATTGGACTTACTGGACCGCAGGGCTCAGTAACTTATGGGTTATCTGCTGCGATTGCACCAGTAACTGCACCGACTGGCGGATCCTATCCGTCTGCTATGGTTTTGGGCGATATTTTAATAACAGCCGACACTATATTAAAGAAAGTATCCGGTGGAAACGGTTGGTTAGAATTAGCGAATTTTAATACTCTTGTACAAACTGCCCTAAGTTCAAATATTTCGCCATTTGTAAGATTAACTCCTACCTCTAGAATACTGAAAGCTAGAGTATCGTCTGGGTCTGATTTAACAAATAGTGCAACATCAACTGATCCAAGTTATGCAACTCCTGGAGCAGGAGTTAACTATCAAACTGTTCTTTATAACTTTAATGAGTTAAACTCTAAATCTGTAATATTCGATGGATCAAATATCGTAATTAGTGCAAACTCGTCAACCGCTAAGACCTTTGCTCCAGCAACCGCGGTTAATACGTCAACTGAAGAAATTACATTTACGTCAAATCACGGATTAGTGGATGGCCAATTTGTTACATACTCAGCGGAAGGTGGAACTGCAATAGGCGGACTTTCTAATTTCAATGGATATTTTGTTCTTAAGATTAGCGATACAGTTATTCAATTATGTGAAACTGCCGCTGATGTTACTAACACAAATCCAATAAATTTAACTTCTACTGGTTCAGGAACCTCTCCGCATAAATTAATAACGTACCCTTCTTCTACTGAGAAGATGTTTCCAGCTACTTCAAACCTATCATTATACTCTTATTTTAATGGAACCGCAACTGAGGCTAAGGAATTTGCAACAACAAGTAAAGGATACCGACATCAATTAGAATTAGGATCAATTGATGCCCTTTCCACTTCATATACTTCAGGCTCAGCTGGCGAATCTTACGTAATTAGTCCAAGTTTTGAAAATCTACGAATGCGTAAATATCGATTATCGTACGGAACTTCTTTTGGTAATGAAGCTAATCCTGGAACCTATTTTCTAAGAGCGGAATACGACTTATCTTCGAGCGGAATAACTGCTTCGCCTGAGTCATTTGCTCCAAGAAGAAGTAGTGAGCAAATTTGGAAAATTAACCGAGCTGAGGCTCTTCAAGCTGACGGTCGTTCAATTGAAATGAAGTTTACGAACTATCGAATCTTAACGGACACTGAGTCAGCCAGTACAATTTCAATCGATGGATTATTTTTTAAGAGAAACGCAAGTTTTGGTGGCGGATCAGCTGCTGCCTATTGGGGAGCAGGTTTTAACTCAGCCAACAATAATATTACCTTTAAAATAGGGAGTACCAGTTCAGTATTTGAGTTTAGAAACCCCATTCAAGTCATTAGCTCAACCGGCGCAGTTACTACATACGGAGGTACTGGAATAACTGGCGTTCCTACTAGCGGCAACTCATTTACGATTGCGGCGCCGGTTACAGACTTAGCAATATTAACAGTAGACGCCACTAAAGAGCTACGTCTTAATAATGCAATTAAGATCAAAGGTGATCGTCTTAATCAAGGAATCCCTTTTCCAGCTACACAAATTCCATCAGCGGATGCAAATACGCTAGATGATTACGAGGAGGGTACCGTTACTAATGCTCTATTCTTAGGACGATATGAAACTCTTAGTGGTGGTAAACTCATACTTCCAACCAATTATCATTCATACGCGACGGCTAACTCATTTTCAGGCTTTCAGCTGTCTCAGTCATTCACATACACTAAAATAGGTAGACGCGTTCATTTTAATTCAATTTATACACTAGACCTCAACTCTTGGCCAGCTGACGACATGACATCAGGTTCAGGCTACTATACATACACTGGGTTAGGGCTTTCATTACCATTTTCAGCAAGTGCACACGGTCATCTAAATGCACAAGTGACCGTTACTGATATAACTACTTTACCGGATCCTCAGCCTGACTATACTGGAATCTCGTATATACAAACATACTCTAATTATTTAGGAAGCCTTATTTCTAATGGTGATGCCGCGAGAGGATGGATTTATCTGCAGTCACAACACGCTTTTCCAGCAAATGAAGGCTCAACTGTTACTAATCGACTAAGCCAATTTTCGCTATTTAACCGAGCTGCTCGCGCTCCGCTAAACACCTCAAACGGAGAATATGGAGGTAACGTAACTATTCGAATCTCTGGATCGTATGACGCGACCGCTTAAACCTTAAGCTTAAACGGAATAGCTTTCTTTTTATCAAGCATACGTTCATAGTCCAGTAATACATTAGCATCAAATCCATGGCTAAGGTTCATTATCTTATTTAGTAAAATAATGTCCTTAGTCAGACAAATTCCATCCGATATTACAACTTGGTCCGTGCCAGATACAACAATAACGTTTTTATCCGGTTGAAAATCAGTGAGAGTCGGCATCTCAACCAGAAGCCTATCCTTGAACTCATTATTCTTTAATCCCGGAAGATGCAATACAGCCTTTCGGCTAATTGAGTAGCCTAACGGTCTATTGCTTTTAGTATTTAGTTTAAAAATCTCGTACCGGTCAAGCTTTTCTGATTTACATACAATATAGATCACAGCCTGTTTATGTAGAGCAGTATTAGTCAAATGAAAGTTTAGGTGCTCCAATACAGGAATCTGTTTTCTTAAGTAAACCGTCATTACCTCAGATAGAATAGCTGACGCCATTCGAACGATTTCCTTACCATTAGAGTCATTCGATTGGGCCAATTGAGATACTATAACCATTAAGTTTTGATGTGCCCTAACTGCGTTTAAATGTGAATCGTAGACCTTCTTATCAGCTATAATAGTATTGATATTTAGGTAGTGAAATGCAATTTCGTAAAAGTTAGAGAAATCAGTCTCAAGCTGATTGAGATACTTTTGTTTTGCGTCCATTAGAATGTACGTGTAGTATTCCAGATCGACAAAATTCGCTTGGCATAGCCACATAGGGTCTAGGACAAGCTTCGGGTTCAAAGGCTTCATGTGTAACCCCGATTTTCTTATTATTTATTTTAGTCTAAAACCGTAATACTCTGCGATAAATAACAAAAAGACAAAATTAATGCAAGTAGTCACCTACAAGATAATTCCGGAACCTGATAAGAACTCGGTTGCGTACAGTAAAAATTATAGAATATTTTCTACTGGCGAACCTTTACCTGGGGCTGTGAAAATCGTGGGATTCGATGAATCGCTTGAGCTTGGAACAGCGGTCTCTACTAATATTAATCGTAAATTTAGATATTCGTTAAACCGTGGAAACTGGTCACTTTGGTATTCCTTTAGCCCAGACGATCTTTCTGAAATTAACGTGCTAGACTTTGCAAATAGCGACGTCTTCTTTGAGGTCAAGTACGAATACGATAACGGAATTAATTACGATGCGCTTACCTCTCCATTAATCGTTAACAATATTAAATTTAGAGTTCAAAGCACTCACATTGATGTAACTCTATACACACCGACCGTTTACTGTTCAGCTGAACGCTGTCCAGCTCTAATCGCTGAGAGAGAAGCTTCATTTAAACCTTATGAAGTTGGAAGTGCGATCGGAATCTCTAAGGAATTGAGCCTACAAACAAATAAATTGTTTGGCCATGAAGTAGTTTACTTTAAAACTGAGCCGGATAGAGATGGCGGAGATTTTATATTTAAAGAGTGGACTCTATTTAAAACACTGGATCGAAAATGTGTTAAAGTAGTAGTTCCAAATAATGTATTCCCAGATAATAAACCTAACTTTACTGAGTTTGGTGTAGATTTTGAAATACCATTTGAGATTCATATCGATAATATCTACTTTCAGTCTATTTTTGGACCAAACACACAACCTCGTAAAAGAGATTACATGTACTTTCCATTAACCAATCGAATGTACGAAATTCAAGGATCTTATCTGTTTAGAGGATTCATGATGGAGCCTCTTTACTGGAAAATTCAATTAACTAAATTTCATCCAAATATCGATATGCTAATGAAAGAGCCTGATCGAATATTCCTTGACAATATTATTATGACAAGCGATGAACTATTCGGTGTACAAGCTGAAGTTCAGACAAATGATGCTCTGGATAAACAACAGTTTAAAACGATTTCGCACAAATTCGATGAGACTCGTAGATCACTACACCCAGATCTTGATAATAAAATTTTGGATAAAACTTTTAACTATGCTCCATTAATCGAGTACTATTACGATATGAGTGCAGTTAAACCAGTCTTGCAAAATTACATAACTACTACCTCAAACACAAAGGAAGATCAGTACCTAAAAACTACTGCAAAACCTTACGAAATTTGGGCATACGAAAGCAGTTCAATTTACAGTGCATGGCTGAATAACCAATTAAATACTGGAGACAGTTACCTAGATTCTACTGGTAAATTAGTCTCAGTTAAAATGAATGGGCCCAAAGATTCTTTCCTTGATCACTTAGGCAAATATGTGGTAGTTGAAGGTTATCGAGACCTGAGCCTAACCTCTAGATTTCAAGATTTAACCCAAAGTTTTGT